AAGAATCTAAAACAGGAGAGACTTATTTAGAGACTGTAGAGGGTATGCAATTCAATAGAGGATATAAATCTCCTTACTTTGTTACAGACAACAATACTATGACTTCAGTATTGAACAATCCTTTAATTCTTATCACAGATAAAAGAATTCAGCATGTAAAAGAGATGCTTCCATTATTGGAATCAGTATCACAACAAAATAAAGACTTACTTATCATTGCAGATGATATTGATGGAGAAGCTTTATCGACATTGGTTGTAAATAAGATGAGAGGTATCTTAAGAGTAGTAGTAGTTAAAGCTCCTGAGTTTGGAGACAAAAAGAAAGCTATGCTTGAAGACATTGCAGCTCTAACAGGGGGTACAGTTGTATCGGAAGAGAAAGGAATGAAGCTAGACAAATTTGATTTACAATGGTTTGGTAAGTCTAGAAAAGTTACAGTAGGAAAAGACGATACTACCATTGTAGATGGTAAAGGAACTGAAGAAGCTATTGCAGAGAGAATTGATCAATTAAAAGAGCAAATCGAGAATACAGTTTCACCTTATGAGATCGAAATCTTACAAGACAGATTAGCAAAACTTATTGGAGGAGTAGCTATGATTCATGTTGGAGGTCATACAGAAGTTGAAATGAAAGAGAAAAAAGATAGAGTAGATGATGCTCTTCATGCAACTAAAGCAGCTTTACAGGAAGGTATTTTACCTGGAGGAGGAATTGCTTTACTAAATGCTTCTTTCCACTTAGCAGAAAATCCATTAGTAGCTCATCATCCAGATCAGCAAAAAGGATTTAACATCATAATCAAAGCACTTCAGAAGCCTTTCAAACAAATCTTATTGAATGCAGGAGAAACAGCAGAGATTATTGAAGAGAGAGTAATATATGTATCTGACAATACTAAATGGACTGGATTCAATCCAAGAACAGGAGAGTATGTAAATATGTTAGAGGAAGGTATTATTGATCCAACTAAAGTAACAAGACTAGCTTTAGAGAATGCAGCATCAGTTGCAGGAACAATGTTAATCACAGAGTGTGTTATCACAAACATAAAACCAAAAGATGAACAAGGAGCAGGAATCGATCCTTCTCAGTTCATGTAATATTAATCTAAATTTAAACAAATGAACAAACAAGAGTTATTCGAAAAGATTGACGGGTTGTATCAAGAATTCGTTGCACAACACAACGGTACGACTAAGAAGTCACAGGCCAATGCAAGAAAAGCAATTGGAGAGGTTAAGAAATTAATCACAGAGTACAGAAAAGCTTCGACAGAAGAATCAAAAGCAAAATAAGGACCGGCAGGGGAGGAGGGGGCGCTTCTCTCTCCTCACCGAAGGTGCCACGCGCAAATTTTATTAATCACCCGCCCAAGGACGGGGGGGACAAAACAAAACAATATGAGTGGATTAGATGTTATCTTCCTAATTGTAGCAATTGTAGTAATTGCCGGAGCAGTAGGAGCATTTTTAACAAGAGAACAGAAGTCATTAAAAGAGATGACCAAAGACTACTACAACAACGAAGAAGCACAAGAGGTTGTAGAACTAGCACAGGAACTATACAACAAGGACTTACGTCCAATTGTAGCTAAAAAAGCACCTAAGAAAGAAAAGGTAGAAGAAGTAATACCAGAAGGTATTGTAGAAGAGCCAGTTAAGAAAGAACCAAAGCCGGAGTTTCCTATTGACAAGCCAAAGAAAAAAAGAAAGTACTACCCTAAGAAAAAATAATACGTAAAGTATATGTCAGACTCAATAAAAAAATATCAAGAGTTACTAGAAGAAGGTAGAACGTTTACCGTTACATCACACCAGAAAAGTACTATGACAATCATAGAAATACTTCGTGCTTCAGATTGTGCCGGTAATATGAAAACTCTTTTAGAAAGAGCAACAGACATATGCAAAAAAGGTCCGAACCTTACCCCGGCCACTGTATTTCAAATTGCAGGCGAGGAGGCAAAGGTAGACGAGTTATGTGGTAAAGAAAAACAAGAACAATGGAACAACAACCAAGAATGAATCTATCGATTGATCAAACCCTGCCGGTAGAATGCGAGAAATGTAACCATACATTTTTTGAAGAAGCCCTTCACATTAGAAAGGCAAGTGGAATCCTTACAGGAACAGGACAAACAACCTATATGCCTATTCCGGTATTTGCGTGCAAGGCCTGCGGCCATGTCAACACTGAGTTCCTTCCAAAGGAATTAAAGCATATGAATATAGGAGAGTAAGAAAGACTCTACTTAAACTTCTCAAGAGGCCATTCGGCCTCTTTTTTTTGTGCTATTTATATCAAAGAGTTACTATAAAATTTTGTTATTACTAATTGGTTATACACTAACTAACTTAAAAAATATTTTATGGGATTTTTCAGTATCTTTAAAAAATCAAATGATTATAACGAAAAAGTTATAATTGGGTTTTTATCATTCACAGTAATGGTAGGAGCTATTGTAGTAGACCTTGTAACAGGTTACATGGGTAAAGCATTAGAATTAAACGAATACATCTTTGATGCATTCATGTACATCACATTAGGATCCTTCCTTCCAGATGTATTGGAGAAGTTTGCAGCAATGAAAAACGGAAACAAATCAAACAACGAAGAATAAAAATTAGATTATGAGCTTAAAAAGTTTACAAGAAAAGATCGGAGTAACAGCAGATGGTGCTTTCGGTCCTGGAACAATGAAAAAAGCAATGGAGTTTTACAAACTAACACCAGTTAGAGCGGCTCACTTCTTTGCTCAAACGTCACACGAATCAGGAGGATTTAAAGCATTCTCTGAAAACTTAAACTATTCAGCACAAGGACTTCAAGGCATCTTTGGAAAATACTTTCCAGGTAACTTAGAAGAATCTTATGCTAGAAATCCTGAAAAGATTGCCAATAGAGTTTACGCATCAAGAATGGGTAACGGTGATGAAAAATCAGGAGATGGTTTCAAATTTAGAGGAAGAGGTGCTCTTCAATTAACTGGTAAAGATAACTACGCAGCATTTGCTAAGTATTTAAACAAGCCAGAAATTATGACTAATCCAGATCTAGTAGCAACGACTTATTCTTTTGAATCAGCAATGTTCTTCTTTGACAAAAACAAATTGTGGGAGATATGCGACAAAGGAATCAACGATGCAGCCATATTAGCTCTTACGAAAAGAATTAACGGTGGTACTCACGGGTTAGAAGACAGAAATCAAAAAACTAAAAAGTACTACGAATACGTTAAATAGTAAACTATAAGATGAAGACTTCACTTTTAATTACATTATCATTGACAACAGCATGCGCATTTATAGGTTCATACTTTATGAATCTAACAGCAGAAAACATCGAACAATACCTTTCAGTAGCATTTGTAATATTTGCTGATGGGTTCTTTGGCGTATGGGCTGGAGTTAAAAGAGAAGGATTCAGAACATATAAAGCATTAAGTGTACTGAAAACATTTATATTTTGGATAGTAATGCTTTCAGCTATATTAACAATAGAAAAAGGATTTACTGGAACAAGTTGGTTAAGTGAGACTATCATGGCTCCCTTCCTAGTGTTCCAGTTAATTTCTATTTTAAAGAATGCCTCAATGGTAGGTGTAGTAAAAAACGAATTACTTACTCAGATATTGGATAAGTTAGATAAACACAAAGGAGATAGAGATGTTGCTAAATAAACAAAACATTCTTATATTAATTGTTATTGCACTATTAGGTTATAACATTTTTACTACAAACAGTATTAGAACTGATGTAAAAGGTTATGAAATGAGAATTGACTCAGTTCAAACTAAAATAGATTCAGCACAAGTAATTAATAAACAAATCGATGTTAAAATCGATTCAGTAAAAGAAAATGTAATTTCTATTACAAAAGAAATACATCACATAGATAATACCATAACAATTGTAAAAAAACAAACAGATGAAAAAATTAATACTGTTGATAAGTTTTCTAATGCTGAGCTTGAATTCTTTTTCACAAACAGATACAACGAAAGTAACTCTACCAACTAAGGTAGTAAGACTAGCAGCAAAAGATTTAGTTCGCTATGATGGATGTAAGTTAGAGTTAAAGCTTACTCAGGACAAAGTAATTAAATTACAAGAAAGAGAAGTACAGAAAGATACTATTATCAACTTCTTAACTGTTAAAGATAAAAACAATCAATTTATTATTGGTCAGAAAGATGTTCAAATTGGAGAGTATAAAGGAATGACTGATGACTTGAAGAAAGAATTAAAAAGTCAGAGGAATAAAACATTCTGGTATAAGGTACTAGCTTTTGTGAGTTTATCCACAACAGTATTTTTTGTAAAATAAATAAATTAAGGCTTGTTTTTACAGGCCTTTTTTCATATATTATAGTTATATAAAAATGTTATTATGAACGATAGAGAAGCAACCTTTACTATTGATAAAGAAGAATTCAAAAAAGAATTAGTCAACCATCCTCAACACTACGGAGGAAAGGATAATCCATACGAAGCCATAAAAGTCATCGAAGCCTGGAACTTAGGATTCTGCTTAGGTAATACCGTTAAGTATATTGCCAGAGCTGGAAAGAAAGATGCTACAGTCCAAGAGCTTGAAAAAGCTTTATGGTATTTAGAAAGAGAAATCAAAAACTTAAAAGATGGCAAAAAAAGTTCTTAAGCAGGTAAGCCTGATAAGAGACTTCTGTAATCCAGTTATTGATTATAATATCAGCAAATCCATATCTTATAGTCAGACCTTAGCATATAATACCTGTCCACATCAATGGGCATTAAAATATGTTAAAGGATTGCAAGAGTATAAGCCTTCCATTCACACAGTCTTTGGTACAGCAGTACACGAAGTAATGCAGGAATGGTTAACAGAACTCTATGAAGGAACAGTAAAGAAGTCAAATGAAATGGACTTCAAGCAGATGTTACAGGAAAAAATCTTTAGTATCTATGCTGAAGAGAAAGAAAAGTATGGAAAACATTTCTCTACCTCTCAAGAGCTTTCTGAGTTCCATAATGATGGAGTTGAAATATTACAATACGTTCGTAAGAAACGCTCTGTTTACTTCGGTACCAAGTACTATAGGCTTGTTGGAGTAGAAATTCCACTAGTACATAAGATAGCTGAGAATGTTTTCTTCAAAGGGTATATTGATATTGTACTTTATGATGAGCAGGATGATAAGTATATCATTTTAGATATCAAAACATCTACATCAGGATGGAATGATTATGCAAAAAAGGATGATAAAAAGCTAGCACAACTACTACTCTATAAAGAATTCCTAGCAAGACAATTCGATATAGATGTTGATAAGGTAGATGTAAAGTACTTTATTGTTAAAAGAAAAGTACCTGCCAATCCAGAGTTTGCAGTAATGGGAAGAAGAGTTCAAGAATTTATTCCTCCTTCAGGAAAGATTAAGAGAGGTCAAGCAACAACTGCACTCTCTAAATTCATTAACGATGCCTTTGATAGCCATGGACAGTATATTGATAAAGAGTATGATAAGACTCCTTCAAGATCAAACTGTATGTTCTGTGAATTTAAAGGAACAGAGCACTGCCATGCAGGTGTTTTAGGATAAGGGTATATTTATATATACATATAATTATATAAACAATGAACACTAAAAAACTAACATCGGTTAAAGTAGAAGAAGATCTTCTACAGGAATTTAAAGAGCAATGCGTAAGGCATAAATTTTCTCTACAGAAGCTTGTAGACAGAGCAATTTTTTTATATCTTACAGAAGAGGGGTTTAAACAAAAGCTTCACACACAGACAAATATTAAATTAAAATAGTTACATGAAAGAAAAATTTCGTTATGTTAAAAAAGAGGATCGTAAAAAGATTCTTTTGTTATGCGATGATATTAGGATGCATTCCGGTATCGCAACTATGGCCAGAGAGATTGTTATCGGAACATCTCACCACTTCAACTGGATTAATCTAGGAGCAGCAATCAACCACCCTGAAGCAGGAAAAGGATTTGATATCTCAGCAGAGGTGAATAAGTTAGCTGACATAGAAGATGCCTGGGTAAGAGTACTTCCTAACAACGGTTATGGAGATGCAATGCAAATTAGAGGCTTAATTGCTCAAGAAAAACCAGACGCTATTTTTATCTTCACTGATCCAAGATACTGGACTTGGTTGTTTGAAATCGAAAGAGAGATTAGAAACGAAATTCCAATCCATTATTTAAACATCTGGGATGATCTTCCAGCACCTTTATACAATAAATCTTATTACGAGTCATGTGACTTATTAATGGCAATCTCAAAACAAACTAAAAATATTAACGAAATAGTTTTAGGAGAGTCTGCTAAGGATAAAATTATCAAATATGTCCCTCATGGAATAAATGATAAGTATTTCTTCCCTATTAGAGAAGGTCATGAGAACTTTGGACTACTACAAGAGTTTAAAAAGAATATGTTTCAAGGAAAAGAATTTGACTTTGTAGTATTATTTAATTCTAGAAACATCAGAAGAAAATCTCCAGGAGATGTAATCCTTTCATACAAACTATTCTGTGATTTAATCGGAGAAGAGAGAGCTAAGAAATGTGCCCTTGTAATGCATACACAAGCTGTGGATGAAAATGGAACAGATCTTTATGCAGTAAGAGAGGCTTTATGTGATGAAAATACAAATGTATTCTTCTCTCAGGAGAAATTAGATACTCCTCAAATGAATCTACTTTACAATGCAGCTGATATAGGATTACTTATTACTTCAAATGAAGGATGGGGATTATCTCTAACAGAGACTATGATGGCAGGTAGAATGATCATTGCCAATGTAACTGGAGGTATGCAAGATCAAATGAGGTTTACAGACAAGGACGGTAAGTGGATTGACTTTAGCTCTGATTTCCCTTCCAATCATAGAGGAACATATAAGGAGTGTGGAGAGTGGGCAATCCCTGTATTCCCTTCAAACATTTCAATGGTAGGCTCAGTTCCAACTCCTTATATTTTTGACGATAGATGTAGACCAGAAGATGTAGCTCTTAAAATTTTACAAGCATATAACATGCCAAGAGAAGAAAGAGATGCTAAAGGATTGAAAGCAAGAGAGTGGGTAACATCTGACGAGTCAGGAATGTCAGCAAGACAGATGTGTGAGAATGTAATTGATGCAATGGATGAATCATTTGAGAAGTTTACTCCAAGAGAAAGATTCGAATTACATAAAATTACAGACAGACCTAAAAAACGTATAACACATAAATTAATATACTAGTTATGAGTAAACCTACATTAGTAGTAAGTTGTCCAATTGATACTTACTCAGGATATGGAGCAAGAGCAAGAGACTTTGTACAGTCAATCATTGATACAGATAAGTATGATGTAAAAATATTATCACAGAGATGGGGAGGAACTAGATTTGGATACTTAAAAGATCATAGTAACGAGTCTTTAGCCTCTAGAATTATACCTCAACTAACACAACAGCCAGACATCTGGATTCAAATTACAGTACCTAATGAATTTCAAAAGGTAGGTAAATACAGTATCGGAGTAACAGCAGGAATTGAAACTACACTTTGTGATCCTTCTTGGATTCAAGGATGTAACAATATGGATTTAGTTTTAGTATCTTCTGAGCATGCTAAGAAAGTATTTGAAGATTCTAAATTCAATATGCAGGATAATCAAACCGGACAAATAACAGGTACAGTAGAGCTTCAGACAAAAGTAGAAGTATTATTTGAAGGAGTAGATGTAAATAAATACGGACCACTAGCTTGGCCAACAAAGCTACAATTGGATGAGATAGATGAGATGTTTTGTTACTTAGTAGTGGGACATTGGCTGCCAGGAGAAATAGGAGAGGATAGAAAGAATATAGGCTATACTATTAAATCGTTCTTAGAAACATTTAAAAATAAGCCTAAAGGAAAAAGACCAGCCCTTCTACTAAAAGTACAAGCAGGTTCAGGAACATCTATTATGGATAGAGAAGCTGTATTGAATAAAATTGATGCAATAAGAAGTACTGTAAAAGGAGACTTACCAAACATCTATCTTCTTCATGGAGATATGACTGATGCAGAAGTAAACGAACTATACAATCACGGTAAGGTAAAAGCAATGATCTCTCTAACAAAAGGAGAAGGATTCGGAAGACCGTTACTTGAATTCAGTTTAGTAAATAAACCAATCATAGCATCATACTGGTCAGGTCATGTTGATTTCTTAGATAATGAATTTGTAAAATATATAGGAGGAAATCTAACAAACGTACATCCTTCAGCAGCAGTTGAAAAGATGCTCTTAAAAGAAAGTCAATGGTTCTCAGCAGATCCAATTCAAATAGGTCAGGCATTGAAAGATGTTTATACAAATTACAACAAGTATAAGGACTTAGCCAAGAGACAAGGACATAAGAGTAGAACACAATTCTCATACGAAAAGATGAGAGAGACGGTAGACACTCTTCTAACACAGTACATTCCTGAGTTTCCAAAGCAAGTTCAATTAAAGCTGCCACAGCTTAAGAAAATAGAATTACCAAAGCTTAAAAAAGTAGAATAATGGAAGAAAAAATGTCAATCTGTCCACATTGTGGAGGAAATGCTTGCTATGAGCAAGTAATAAGTGAAGAAGTAACAACAAGCTTTTGCTTTGGTTGTGGGTATTCAACTTCAACTCTAATGGTTGAAGGAGGAGAATTAGTGAATAAAACTCTAGAAGCATCACCAGAATTGTACAAAGATCTTATGTTCATTGACGAAAATAAGAAAGTATGGTTCCCTTCTACAGTTACTCTTCCTGAAAAAGGAATGGTATTCCTAGATGGAAATTCAAAAGACAATTGGAGATGGGCTGCAGTTAAGTCTGTAGAGATTCTAGAAGAAGAGAGATCTAAGTTTCCAAAAGGTCAAACAACCAAGATGGATATGAAAAACATCCAGCATTTTGAGAAAGAAGACTTCATGGAAGCATTAGATGCTATCAACTTCTTTGATGTAGAAGTTGCTTCTCAAGAATAAAGTTCATATATTTAAGTATGAAAATTAGTTATGCAATAACAGTTTGTAATGAATTGGAGGAGGTGAAAAGACTAGTCAACTTCCTTCAATCTAACAAACGTCAAGAAGATGAAATTACTATTCTATTAGACCATTCAAATGGTAAAGATGAAGTATATAGGTACCTATTAACACTACCTTCTAATATTAAGCTTAATAGAGATAAATTCGAAGGGCATTTTGCAGATTGGAAAAATCAACTTACATCATACTGTTCAGGAGATTATATCTTCCAGATAGATGCTGATGAGATGCCAACAGAAAGCCTTATTAATAGTCTTCCTTACATCTTAGAAGTTAATCAAGAAGTAGATGTATTCCTTGTACCAAGAATTAATACAGTAGAAGGATTAACACAGCAGCATATTCGTCAATGGAGATGGATGGTGAATGAGAAAGGTTGGGTAAACTTTCCGGATTACCAATGGAGAATTTATAGAAACACTCCTAACATTAAATGGAAAAATAAAGTACATGAAGTATTAGAAGGACATAAAACCTCTACACTACTACCAGCTGAAGAAGAATATTGCTTATACCACCCAAAAACAATCGATAGGCAAGAAAGACAGAATAATTACTATGACACATTATGAGTAGAATAAATCTAAAAAGTACCACAAATACAGTAGGAGAGACTGTAACACAAATTATACATTTTAGCGGGGGTAACAAAAGAACATTTGCTAATATAATATCCTCTACGATATCGCAGGGACAATTTACAAAACTATACCAACAGGATGGTACACTTATAATGGTAAACGATAAAAATGTGGATTGTATAGAAATCTTTGAAGAAAAATTAGTAGATAATAAAAAATAATAACACTCTAAAAAACTATAATATGAAAACAATCCCATTATTTAAAGTTTATATGTCTCCTCAAGCTAAGATAAACGTAGGTGAGGTATTAGATAGCGGATTTATCGGCGAAGGGCCAAAGGTGAAGGAATTAGAACATTCACTTCACAAGTACTTTACTACTTCAAGCGATGCTGTAGATATAATAACAGTAAATTCTGCTACTTCTGCAGAACATTTAATATATGCCTATTTTAAAAAGGATAGAGAAATAATCAACCACGAGATACCAGGGGTAGCATACAGTACTATGAAGTGGGAAGGATTAAAAGCTGATGACGAAGTATTATCAACTCCGTTAACATGTACTGCAACTAACTGGCCAATCATTACAGAAGGTTTAAATCTAAGATGGGTAGATGTAGATCCATTAACTTGTAATATGAGTTTAGATGCTTTAGAGAAGACTATAAATGAAAAAACTCGTATTGTTACAGTAGTACATTGGGGAGGAAATCCTATAGACCTAGACAGACTAGCTCAGATTGTTAGTGATGCTAAGAAAAAGTACGGTAGAGAGATCTTAATAGTTGAAGATTGTGCTCATGCTCTGGGTTCAATGTACAAAGGCGTAAGTGTAGGGTTTACGGGAAATTATTCAACCTTCAGTCTACAGGCAATTAAACATATTACCACAGGAGATGGAGGCTTTGTGGTATGTCCATCAGCATCAGTTTCTAAAGATTTCAGACTTCTAAGATGGTACGGTATTGATAGAGATAGTCCAAGAACTGATTTTAGATGTGAAACAGATGTAGTAGAAGCTGGGTATAAGTACCATATGAATGATATATCAGCAGCTATAGGGTTAGCTAACTTACAGGATGCTAGTAAAGTCATAGGAACTAATAAAGCTAATGGAGAGTTTTACAACAGAGAACTAAGTAATATTCCTGGGATTACTACTATTCCTCAAGTAGAGGGAGCAGATTCTGCTTACTGGTTATATACCTTCCACACTACTAGACGTGATGAGTTGATGAACTACTTAGACCAACATGGAATAAAATCTTCTAGAGTACATGAGAGAAATGATAAACATACGTGCACTTTGCCGTATAGAACTGAACTCCCTGGTGTAGATCAGGCAGTAAAGACAATGCTAAGTATACCTGTCGGATATTGGGTCACTGAAGAGGATCGTGAATATATTGTCAACTGTATTAAGAACTTTCACAAGTAAGATGAAATTGCGAAAACTGACTCTTAATGATTTACCATTTTTACTATCTGTAAGAAATCATGAAACTACTCGTAGGTTTTTAGAAAATGACTCAGTATTTACTTATGAAGAATGTAAAGAATGGTACAACAGAACAAACCCTGTATGGTTTATTGTTGAAGTAGGAGGAGAAGATATAGGGTACATTAGAACAGATGGTAAAGCAGAAGTAGGGTGCGATATTCATCCAGCATATCGAAAAAAAGGTTATGCAACTTCTGCATATAAACTGTACCTCCAAGATAAGCATGAGGCAGAGTTGTGGGTATTCGAGAATAATTTTGCTTTAGAGATGTATAAGAAACTGGGCTTTACTCCTACTCATGAAAAAAAGGATGTTAGAGGAATAGGTTATATAAAAATGATATGGAAACGACCAACTACATAGTAGCTTTTTACGGAGGTTTACGGAGACATTACGGAATATATTCACCAATTAGGGAATTTTTAGTTAAGCATATCGAATTTCTAAAAACTAGCCCAAAAGGGATTACTCATGCTACTTTTGTTTTTAATGAAAGTAATCACCCTGAAGAGGAGGACATTTTAGTAAGTTTAGAGAACCTTAACTTACCTATGACGTACAGTATAGTAAGAAGGCCTAACGAAGGACTTTCTTACGGTGCTTGGGGAGATATTATACATGAGACTAGAAATAAATTTGAATACTCTTTCTTAATAGAGGACGATTACATACCTGTACAGAATGATTTCCTAGATTATTTTAAATCTAAAATTACAGAAAAAAGTATATTTGTAAGTTCATTATTTAGAGACGATCACGCTGCAATAGCTAACGGACTTTTTAACAATAGGCTATCCAATCCTGACAGAATTTTTAGTAATGTAACAGGCACAGGATATCAAGTAGGAAATACTGCACAAAAGAGATTCCTAGAGGAGTACCAATCTCAAGACTTTATATTTCCTGACATCGTAGATATAGGTTATACAGAGTTCAGAGACGATAATAAGGTAATCAACCTATACGGAGATATTAATAAACCGTTATTAATACAACCCATAATTAAATAACTATGCAACAGTGGTACATTAAAGAGGATAGGTTATATTCTGCAGGTGAAGTAGATTACCTTGGAGTTCCTTATCATAAGATCGAAAATAAAGAAGTAGGCACATTGCCGGAGGATTATGACGGGTGGTTCCCGTTTATGAGATGTTGTTACTCGCTTGGGGACTTAGGTATAACATCGGGAATATTTGAAGCTTTAAAAATAAAATACCCTAAAATAAAAATAGCTTTTGCTTCTCCTGAGTATACTGATCACATATTCGGACCAGGATGGGCAAATCAGTGGGACTATGATAAGTCAACCACAGGTTTTTCTAATATTGAAACTATTATGGCTAACAATCCATATATTGATAAAGCATTTGGTCCTGGAGAGTTTGATTCGATATTTACAGATCATGACCGATCATATACGTCATTGATTCATGACGGAGAGATGATTAGGTCCTGTGATGAACCTTTAGCAGAACAAATATTGAGAAGGTTTGGATTTACAGATAAAGACCTTACAGACATACCTTCAACTCCCAAACTATACTTCACACCAGAAGAGATAGAGAGTTCAGAAGCAATAATAGAACAGTACGTAGGTAGTGAAGAATACGGATGTATACTATTAGCATCTAGACTAGAGAGATTTAAGAGTAGAGAATGGGAAGGAGAAGAGTACTTATTTGAATATTTAGAGAAATATAAAAATAAACCTGTGTTCCTATATACTGATAGAGACTTAACCGGAACTAAATGGAACAAATACTTTCCAGATCAATATCACTTTGATAAATTAGGAATCACTCTAAGGCAGCAACTATATATTAAACAAAAAGCACTATTCAACACTGGCTATCAAGCAGGAGTAACAGATGTATGTCTAGGTAACGGAACTGATGCAATAATACTATGCCCTTATAGGTCTATAAGAGAGAATTGTATTCGAGGAACTAGGTACGTATATTCTGATGGAAGCACAAAAGTTATATAATAATATCACGATGAAGACAGCATTCTTAACTGAAATGGAATTTGAAGGGAAGATCCCAGACCATCATCCTAATATGAGAACTGAGTTCGCTTGGATGAACGCTCTACAGTCCGATCATTTTAACCTTAGAAAATTAGAAAGAGTACAGAACTACGATGCCGTATTTTTAATTCTACCTAAAGGAAGAGTCTTCCTAAGTTCCGATGGAGGTGAAATATTATCAGATAGAGTAAATCCAATTAGCGATATACTTTCCTTCGATTTTACAACGTACTTAAAATCTAAGAATAATAAAAAGATCTTCTACATACAAGAAGGCCCTACCTGGTGGTTTAATGATTACGGAATAGTAGATCAAATTAATTTCTATAATCAATTACATTCTTTCGATGGAATATTAACTCACAATATTCATGATGTTAAATTCTATAAAGGACTTTTTCCTAACAAGCTAGTACAGCCTATAGGAACATTAATGAGAGACTTTTATATAAAAGACTTACAGACAAAACCTGAGGATAAAACAATCATAGGAGGAAACTTTGCACACTGGTACGGCGGATTTCAAAGTTATATGGTAGCACAGGAGTTTAGTAATCCAATATGGGCTCAAGAATCTCACTGTAAGCGTCCTGGAGAGGATCAACTTCCAGATCTGCAACACTTTCCTCGATTGATTTGGAATGATTGGATGAAAGAGCTTTCAACTTTCAAATACGCAATACACTTAATGCCAACAGTAGCTGCAGGTACCTTTAGCTTAAATTGTGCCTACTTCGGTATTCCATGTATAGGAAATAAATTAGTAGATACTCAGAATATATGCTTTCCAGAGCTTTCTGTCGATGTAGAAGATGTAGAGTCTGCTCGGTTACTAGCTCAAAGATTAAAGACAGATAAGGAATTTTACAATAAATGCAGTTCTAATGCAAAACTAAACTATCAAAAATACTTCAATACTGAATTATGGAAAACCAGAATACTAAACATACTGTAATAATACCAAGTTATAATACTCTTTCCCACCTAAAGAATACATACAACAGCTTAATAAAGCATGGAGGTGATGTTGAGATTATAATAATCGACGACGCATCTCAAGACGGTACAGCCGAATACTTAAAGACTTTAAAAGCAAGTAATCTTACAGTCGTAATCTCTCCCGAAAGAAGAGGGCATACATACTGGTATGATGAGGGAATGAGAATGTCCACAACAGAAGTAGTTTCAATACTACATTCTGATATGATAATAGGTCCTAAGTATTTTGATAATATGTTAAAGCACTTAAAACCAGGAACTGTGGTATGCGGTACTCGTATTGAACCGCCTATACATCCTGCCGGAAAGGAGAAGATTACTATTGATTTTGGAGACGAAGCAGACACTTTTAAATGGGATGCTTTTGAACACTTTGTTACTGGTGAATTAATAGAATCAGAAGGGAAAACTACAAAGGGAATATTTGCACCTTGGATGCTCTATAAGCAAGATCATTTAGAAATAGGAGGTCATGATCAAAAATTTACACCATACGGGTACGAAGACTCAGACATATTTAACCGATGGATATTAAGAGGGTATAAAATAGTACAATCTCGAGATGCACTCTGCTACCATATGACCTGTAGAGGACATAGGTGGAATAGGGGAGTTGGAATTGTTAATTCTGACTATGAAGCAACAATGAATAGATGTAGAAAAGAGTATCTAAGAAAGTGGGGAAGTTGGATTAAAAACGATGAATTTCAGTATCCAATACTTGATCCAAAATACAATATTGCTTTTATGGTTAAGCACTGTACTTCGGAGATCTTAGAATTATTAGAGCCTTGGTGTGATAGGATTTATATCGATGACACTATGCAGGTGATTACATCACATTACATCGATAAAGAGCAGTCAAATACTAAGTTTGATTTATCAAAAAGAATTTATACATTAGAGTATAATGATCCTAAATTAGAAAACGATATCGTAGTAGAGTTTGATATGAAAAAGTTCGATCAACAATCATTTAATATCATTCAACAACTTCCAGAGATTATAAAAGAGAGCGGAGAAGTAGGAGAGTTTGAATTAGATGTATTTAAAATAACTATTAACTCTCTAACAGAATATCAGAATGATCTGATAGTATGTAAAAATTAAACTATTTATAATAAAAACAGATATGAACTTATTAAACGAAATAAAACAAATACTTTCAGAAGTAACAAAAGTAAACTTCAAAGGACATAAATTTGTACTTAAGATCGATGTGAATGAAGATCCAAATAAAAAAGGAGTGAAGGTACAATTCCTTCCAACCACATTCACAGGTATGTCTAAGAAAGAACAAGATGACATTGCTATGGAGTTAGGAGCTAAGTTGAATCAAGGACTATCGTCTTTAGGGTTAGCTGTTGAGAGAGACAGAGAATTAAAGGATAAGACGATTATAGGCTTCTTTATCTACATAGAGTATTTGAATAAGATTATTATCAATGCATTAAATCAAGCAGCACAATCAAGTAACGACTAAATAAATTAATTATGCCACAGTTTTGTTTTTATTCAAAGAACAATCCTACACAGGAACCAGTAGGAGTATTGCATGCAGCAAGTAGAGAAGAAGCAATTAAATTCTTCTCATTATCAAAACAGTTACCAGTTAACGATTTTCTAACAATTTTTGAAGTAAAGAATTACACGTATGGTGCACAAGAAGGAATTGCGGAAAACACTAAGCAGCTTCTTAAAGGCTAGCGTTAGGATAAAGGAAAAGGATATGGCAAGAGATGTAATCGAAAAGAAGCTCTTCATAGAAAATATTATCCTTTTAAGAGAAATAGAAGACAGGAGAGACTTCATGGAAGAAGAACTTGGATTAGATATGTCAATCTATGAGGAGAAGTTCTTACAAATTATAGAAAACCTATTTAAGATACACTTCAGCAAAGAACAATTTGCTTTAATACAATACTATATCTACCAAGTACCAACACTTATGGACTGGGATGGAAAGATAGATCTTTCAGATGGAAAGGATATGATTACAGTTGACTTTGAAACACCAGAGCAGGTCTGGAATGTAATAACAAGTATAAAAGAAGTTAAGAAATAGTTGCTAGAACGAATCTTTGTTCTTATATTTAGGTATAATTAATAAATAAAAACGGTTATGAATTTAGAAATGATTCCTTGTACAAGATGTGGCAATGATATGCCAAAGCTCCGATTAGAGAAATTCGGATACGATTTCTGTGTTAGCTGCTCAGATGTAAAGCCTAAAGTAGGACGTATTAGAGTAGTAGGAGAAGGAGACTATACAGTCACTGAACTTGATATCTTAGATCAAGACACAGCTAGAAGACTTCAAGAGATGGAGAATACTGCAAGAGGGGTTAGAAATGTTCCATTAGAGATCTTAAACTATGACGAAGATGAAGTAACAGATGATGCTAAAGCATTAGATGCTGTTATTGAAAAAGCCTTAGACGATGAATTAGAAGTCGAAGAGGTAGAAGAAGACTTAGAAGATCTAGAGGACGTTGAAGATGTAGACCTAGAAGACGAAGACGACGATTAATGCCTCCAGCTAAATTTATATCCAAAGATGATTGCTTAAGAGCAATGGCCAATACTAGAAGTAATAGAGGAGCAGCTCGATTTCTTCGTTGTAGCTTTGTCCATTACAAAAAGTATGCTAAGACTTATGTGAATGAAGAAGGAATATCTTTATGGGAGGTTCATAAGAATCCAGCCGGTATAGGTATTCCTAAATATCTTCCTAACAAAGGAAAGCAAGCACCTCTTAAGGAATTGATTGAAGGAAAGATATCAGTTGCTTCTTTTGAGCCAGCCAAAATCAAACAGAGATTAATCTTTGAAGGGTACTTGAAAGAGGAATG